AAAGAAATTTTGCAGGATTCTATCTTGTATAGAAGAACAGCAAATAAGTTTTAACTTAGAAACTAATAGCATTGGATATACATCACCTACAGTTAGATTTAAGTATCATCTCTATGAGGATAATATTATTTCTTTACCTAAGCTCAATATGGATAAGCTTAGTAAGCTATCTGTAGACGGTAAGTTTAGTCTATCCAATATAGCTATTACTTCTCTAATTAAAGGTAGTTCTATAGCTACTGAAACAAATAGATTGTACCTTTCATTTAAAGGTAATATTGTACATGGAGATCTTACAGATCTCACGCGCGCTAATACTGACTCGTATGGAATGAAGCTCACAGATGATTATAGCGGTCAGCAACTTGATAAACCTATACCCTTGAATTTTGAAATATTTCGTATAATTTCTTGTATGAAGTTTAAAGCCATTACAGCACAACTAATAGCTAAATTAGGTGTTCTTATTTTTGATATAGCACTCGAATCTACTGATATTAGATTTGTAGCTTCTGCACTAGTAAATTAATATGAGCAAAAACAAACTAAAAACACCTGGGTATTTTATTAAACGCTTAAGAGATAATGGATTTATTGTAATTCGTTTATTTTCTGTATATGCTAAGAGTGATCCTCGCAGATGGACTATTATGGTTAATCCGAGTGAAAGCTCTGTAATGATTACTTGCTATAGTAATAAAACAGAATTCGATGAAACATTATTTGAATTTAATGATGGTGGACATCGTATACCGAAGAATTATAGTATTAAGACAGATAGTATCGAGGTTGTAATCGATTATCTTATTACACACGGTGTATCAAATAATGGCGAGTATCGTGGCCGTAATCGCTACATGTCAAAACCAACAAATAATTCATATGAAGGACGACAAGACACCCAGGAAGAGACAGTCCAGGAGTAAAAAAACAGAAGATTTTGATCCTAAAGAGGCAGCAGCTATTGATGAACTAACACAAAAAGCGTTAACAGCAATCTTACAAAATCAGCTTAAAACAAAATCTGATGCGCGTAAGAATACTGAATCGCTAGCAGCTACAATAGAGGAGTTTCTCTCTACATATATTATACTTGGTTATTCTCTTGACGGTACGCCTGTACAAATTATATCGTCACATAATCAACAAGAAGCTGATTCTTTAACTACACTAATTAACAAATTTATCAATCATACACCTTTTGATAGCGAGGAATAATGTTTTTTAAATTAAGAAAACACCCGAAAAAGCAATACATTTATGCAGTAACTGCAGGTTATTACCTTGGTGAATTGCTTGTATACATTGAGACAGACAATCAAGTATATAAATTTTTATCGCTCCCAGAAATGCTGGTGAGAGAAATACCAATTGAAAAATTTGATATTGGCATTCAAAATAAAATTGTAGATGTGGTTGAAAAAATACCTAACCATGTATATAAAATGTGTAAATTGCAGTATTCCAAAAATAGCGTGCAAACTACTGTGTAAGTAGTAAATAACTATATGGACATGATTCAGCCAAAAATTATTCAGTCACCTATTAGTGGTGAGCCAGTACGCCCTACTTTTAGAACTTATATTAAAGGCAATCAAGAGATCACTGAGGCAATTTATACTGATCCTAACTCCGGTCAATTCATTCATAAAGGTGTTGTATCGGTAAAAGAAATTAAAAAATAATATCTTGTATTCCTTTGATATAGTCTCTACTATAGAGATGTGATAGTACCACAAGCATACGTTGTACAAAAATTTTATCAGTACGCAGGTTATCCTAAGTACAAAAAGTACAATAATACATATGAAGGTGGCTGCCCTATTTGCCGCGAAGGTAGATCGTGGCAGAGAAAGCGTAGATGTTACTATCTTGTAGAAGACAATTATATTTGCTGTCATAATTGTGGATGGTCAGGTAAGCCATTAAAATGGATACAGGAAGTATCCGGGCAGACGTTCAAGGAGATTGTAGATGAAATTAGTAGCTATGATATCCTGCCTATTGATATTAACAAGGAAGAGATCTATTCCAAGACTGTAACAGAGGCTGCAACTTTACCTTTAGATTGCATAAATCTATTTGATTTAGATCAAGTATCCTATTTTAAAGATAATAAAGTTGTGAATGCTGCATTATCTATAATTAAGAGCAGGAGACTCGATTCTGCTGTTAATAAACCTGACTCTCTCTGGTTATCACTAACTGATAAATTTCAAAAAAATAGAATTGTGATACCATTTTATAATGAAAAGAATGAAATTGTATTTTATCAAACCCGTGCGATATTTGACAACGATAAAAATATACCGAAATATCTAGGTAAATTTAACGGTGAAAAATCTTTATTTAACCTTAATAAAATATCTCATGAACTCGAATATATTTTTATTTTTGAAGGTCCATTAGATGCTTTTTTTGTAAAAAACGCAACAGCTGTCGCAGGTATACAAGAAAGTAGCGATAGAACATTTACTGCTATACAAAGAGAGCAACTATCTCAATATAAATTACACAAGATAATATGGGTTCTAGATAGTCAATGGCAGGATTCTGCAAGTTATAATAAAACAAAACGACTTATTGACGACGGAGAGACTGTATTTATATGGCCTGAAAAAATTGGTAAACAGTTTAAAGACTTTAACGATTTATGTATAGCTGCAAAAATTGATGAAATATCACCGTACTTTGTGATTAAAAATTCACACAACGGATTAAAAGCAAAGCTTTTAATGTCAACTATTAGTCATTAGCAGAGGCAAGATACCCCTTAAGAGCTTGACCTAGATTGCCGAGATCTGCAGCAAGTCGAGAGATTTTCTTCTTTTCACTCGTAGCAATCTTTTCAAACATAGAATCGCAAGGTGCAGAGTGAAGCTGTATCTGCATTGATTCACTCTTTGTATCGTTTAAAAATACGATAAAATCGTCGATCTTTGTAATCCATTCATTGAGTGTATTAATTTGCTGCACTTTTACATGATCAACGCGCTTTTGGCGCTCAGCAGCTTTTACGTTAAAATCACTAGGTTGCGCTGTATCGAGCGTCTGAGCCATAGCCTCGGTATCCGTTGCGGGAGTCGCAGGTGCATCACCAGCTGCTTGATCTTCATCAGCCTCTAAAACAAAATCAAATCTAGATTTAAATAACATACACTATTATTTATACTTCAACGCTATAAATAATCGTAATGAGAAAGAAAGTTTTATTTGAGGACGCTACAATGCAGTATAATAAATGGGTAAGTGGTCAAGCTGCACGTGAATTTAGCTCACAGAGAATGAAATTTAGTGATTTAGTTAGTCAGAATCGCGATACCGATCAGAGCCCTAATACAGCTAAGGCTGATAATGTTTTACCATATCAATTGGTAAATGCAGCTAATATTATTAGTGATCTTATTACAAATACTTCAAGCGCTATTAATGCCTTTGAAAGTTCACTCGACAACCCTGTGGTTAAAAAAGATGTAAAAATACAATCTGAAATAAACGAAATGGTTAAACATTTAAAAGATTCAATGAAGTGTCTTAGAAGTCTCGTACAAACTGTCAATAAAAGTGCAGATCTCGGACCTGAGGATTACGAAAGTAACGCGTAATATTTGATTTCCTTATACGTTGACATTATTATAATATAATGATTCAAAAATTGATTGTTCCTATAGTAATATTACTCGCTGTTGCATTTGTTGTTTCGGTTACTTTATCTGTTTTTCACGTAGTGTGGTGGCTGGGCTTTTTAGTTGGCATACTCGGTCAGGTATTAGCATATAACGCCTTTGTTTCGATTCTCGATGTTTATGTAACTATTAAAAATAAGAAACTTGAAAACGAACGAATAGCTGAATTTTCATATCAAGGTCTTGATGTTGTATGTCCATGCAGTAAAAAACGTAGAGATTTTGTACCAGTCCGTCTTAATGACACGAATATATACAAATGCGGTGAATGTGAAAAATCAATTGCAGTTTATATAAATGCTGAAACTGCTCTTCAGACCGAACCTATTATGAGCACAGATACAACTGCAGCTCTAGCTCCTGTATTAGCAACTATTACTAATGGAAATTCCTGATACAATAAACAGTATTACCAATGATGGTGGTAATGCCGATGGACTCAGTTTAAAGATTGAAGAACGACAGGTAAGAGTAGATTCCATAATCGATAATATTAGACATAACGTCAATATATCAGATTATACAGCTCTTGAGGAAGGCCGTGCTTATTTTAAGCGAGAGACACAATCGGATAGATCTATTATTAAGAACTTTCTTTCACTGTATGGTGATACTTTATCAAGAGCTATATTACAGAGTAATATTAGTGATGATGTAAAACCGACAATGCAGAAGTCAGTACTTAATAATATTAAAAGTATACACATGAGCATCGATGCAATTGGTGATATACTTGAAACTTTAAATAAACATAAAAATATTCTTGACGCTAAGCGCATTTCATTCATAATGCTCGGGTATGCACTTAACATCATCAAAAAAATATATAACGGTTAACACACAGTCCAAGTCACACACGATGACAGAGGATGAATATTCACGATGGCTTTGCTTATTGGAAGGTGTAGAATTTGTTAGTAAGAGAGTTGAGCAACTTAAAAAGCGTTCAAGTGCTTCAGAAATTGATTGGGTTAAGCCACTAGCATTTCAGAAATATATTGAAGAGCGTTTTGAATCAATGAAGAGCGATCTTCATGAACTTGAAAAGCAGGAACAGAATGTAAATAGCTAAAATGCACTACATCATCGGTACAAATTTTATTGTAACACGGCACACTAATAGTTGGGATAGTAAGTTCAAGCTCGACGAGCCATATACTATCTTAAGCATTGCAGCTAATGAAGGATCATTGAAGTATATCTTCGGTGGTCGATCCGGTAGAGTGGAAATGGTATTTGAATCAGGTCGTCAAGCTGACGGGTTTATTGCTTCGCACAGAAAAGAACGGCTACCATATTACGAAACAATATACCAAAAAAATACTGCACTTTAATAATAACCACCGTATACGTCACTATAATCGGTTTGCGAATAATCAAAAATTTGCTTTGAATCAATATCTGCGCTATATGTATACGGCTTATTAGCACCGGATGCAGTAGAGCTTTGAGTATCATCAAATACTTGGTTATTAACTGCATCACCGGTGATACCCGGCTCGAATGACCATTCAAATCTCTTAGCTTTAATTAACCACACGTAATGACCGGCTAAGGGATTAATGGTCATTACGTG